GAGGTGTTTACCGGCCTTCCCAAGCCAGTGCAGTCGTTGCCTGATGTCATCGCAGCCAAGGACGATGCAAAGACGCGCCTGACCGATGCACCTGCCGCCGATCTGGCTGGCGATGCAATCCCGTATTGAAGGGAGTCAAAATAATGACACTTGCACCAATAGGCCACAACGGCCCGCCCGATCCGATTGACCAGATCACCGCTGCGTTTGAGGCGCAGCGGGAGGAGGCCGACAACTGGCTTGACGGATCGCCCGTCGAAAACGAAGGCCAGATGAAGTCTGTCGATGCATTGCGCGAGGCTATGCGCCAATGGCGTCTGGGCTTGGAGCGTGGGCAGAAAGAGGCAACCGCACCGCTGCGCGCGATCTATCAGGCAGAACTGGATCGCTGGAAGCCGACGATTGAGGACGCCAAGCGATACGAAGGCGCGCTGATGTCGGTGCAGGAACCGTTCAAGCTGGCGCTGGCCGCGCAGAAAGAAGCTGAGAAGCGCGCAGCATGGGAAGCCGCCAACAAGGCCCGCCAAGAGGCCGAGGACGCCGCCCGCCAAGCTGCCGCCCACGACGTGCAGGCCCAGCGCGAAGCCGCAGCCAAGGCCGAGGAAGCGCAAGCAGCATTGCAGGCAGCCAGCGCCAAGCAGAAGGACAACGTGACGGGGCTGAAGACGGTCCACCGCTACGCCATTGACGACCACCGCGCGGCATTGCACTGGATAGCCAAGAACGACCGCGAGGCCATCACGGCATTTGTCGAGGCATACGTTGACAAGCGCCACAAGGACGCGCCGATTGATGGGGTCAGCACATGGACGGAAAAGGTAGCGCGTTGATTTCTGACGCATCACTGGAACACCTGCGCAAGCGGATCGCCAGCTTCAAGAGCCAAGACGATTTGCGCAGGTGGTGGATGGAATGCATCGGCAAGCACGCGGCGCGCGATCCGCGTGTCATTGCGCTGAAGGATGCAGCCAAGGAACGGTTAAGCAAATGACGCAGACAATCATCCTTCGCGGCCAAGCCCAGCGCGATCTGGCAAAGCGCATCATTGACGCTGCTGGCCCTGACTTCGTGGTGACAGTATCGGCACCTAAGCGCAGCACCGATCAGAACGCAAAGCTGTGGGCAATGCTGTCGGACGTATCACGGGCCAAGCCAGACGACCGGGCGCACAATCCCGAAACATGGAAGGCGCTGTTTATGAACGCCTGCGGCCACGCCACGCGGTTCGAGGTCGGGCTGGAAGGCGAGCCGTTCCCCGTGGGTTTCAGATCGTCCCGTCTAAGCAAAAAGCAGATGTCGGACCTGATCGAGTTCGTCTATGCATACGGCACCCAGCGCGGCGTGATGTGGTCCGAGCCAATGCCGGATTACAGCGCATGAACCTGACAGGCCGCCCGATCTACGCCAAGGGCCAGAAGGCAGACAAGCCGCGCAAAGGTATGCGCCCGGTCAGCGCGAAGAAGGCCAAGCACAAGGCCACGGAAAAGGCGGCAGGCGCGCACGAACACATGGCAGCGGTCAAGGCCCTGCCCTGCATTACATGCGGCCACCCAGCGCCGTCATACGCGCACCACGTCACCGGCGACAAGCAACCGCGATCTGACTGGCGTGTGATCCCGCTGTGCTATGACTGCCACCAAGGACCAAACGGATACCACGCTGCAAAGCGCACATGGGTCGCCAAGCACGGGCCTGACTTCATGCTGCTGGATCAGGTCGCAAAAATAATTGCACAATCTGCAAAATAACTATTGCGGCACCGGACAGAATGTCCTACAAGTGAAGCACGGGCAATGAAGCCCACCCCTGCATCGGGTTTGATGCAAAAATTGGAGGTCTGCCATGCGCGACTTTTCTTCCCTCACCCTCAAGGCCCTTGCCAAGCAGGGCATCCGCGTCATCGGCACGCAGGCTGCGCCAGCCTACGAAGGCGACCAGTTTCTGACTGGTAGGGCATATCGCCTTGACGATAACGGATGCGGCAAAATCCGCAGCCACGCACAGGTTCTGGAGATGGCGCAATGAGCGCCATCCCTACCTTCGGTGAGATGCGCAGCAAGGCGCGGCGCGAGAAAACAACGATTACATGCCGCGTGATGATGGCAGATGATCGGATCATTCTTGTAAAGTTTGGGCCGCGTGGTGGCTGGGTGTTTATGGAATGACCCCGACAACATTTAAAGCAGCCCGCAAAGCCCTAAGCCTAAGCCAGCGCGATCTGGCTTCGGTCTGGGGCATGGGCCTCAACGGCGAACGCACAATCAGGCGATGGGAACAGGGCGACGTGCCAGTCAACCCAATCGCAGCATACTGCATCGAACTTATGCAACAGGAGCAAGACCAATGACATATAAGCACACACCAGCCGACATAGATCGCGCGATCCGCCTTGGCGTGGCATGGGACGAATACACGCCAGCGGAACTTTACCTGCTGCACAAAGGGCAACAGGCCAGCAACCGGCTGGCGTTCTGGACCGTCGCAATCTGCGTCACAGCAGGCACGGTTATGATCGCGGCGCTGACGATGGGGTGGGTTTGATATGACCGATAAACCAAAGATATGGCTCGACATGACCCGCGAGGAAAAGAGTGCGCTGCTGCTAGCGGAGCATGAGGGAAAAGCCATTGAGGTGTTCGGTCTCACTTACCCAGATGAGTGGTATTATGAAAATGATCCTTGTTTTGATGATTATTCCGCATACCGCATCGAGCCAGAGCCAGAACCAAAGCGGGAGACGGTGGAGGCCAAACTTTGCATTGACGCCTACGGCACTTCTTTGCACATGCGGCCAGATTACCGCGATAACTTCTACGACGATGATGCTTTCTACTTCACCCTGACATTCGACACCATCGACGGCAAGCCTGATCCATCAAGCATCAAGATAGAGGAACTGTAATGGACCATAAAGCAAGGCGGCTCAATGCTGCACGCTGGCGCGATGCTGGCCTGACATATAAGCAGATTGGCGACAGGCTTGGGGTTTCTGGAACGCAAGCCAGCGTTATGGTTTTCAAGGCTCACAGGGAGCGGGAATTTTGGAATAGCGAACTAAAAAAACAGCATGAAATGTTTTCATCTCATTTGAAATATATTTGGCCCATGAAGAACGCAGGCAAACTATGAAAGTATTTGAAGGCAAAGGCCGTGAGGTAGATCGCGGTGGCGTGCTGATGGAAGCGATCTTGCAGGCCATCGACGATCACGCTGAAGGCATGACGGTCGTGTCAGTCATCGGCTGTCTTGAGTTGGCAAAGATTGCCGTGCTGGATGAACACGCAAGCGAAGCGTGACAAGCAATGCAAACACATGGTAAGATGAGCGCATGACAACAGGACGTCCAACAGACTACACAAAAAAACTGGTTGCCAAAGCATGGAAGTATGCGAACGGCGGCTGGATTGACGTGGGCGATCCTGTGCCGACCGTTGCAGGAATGGCCTGTGAAATCGGCATATCACGCGACACTTGCTATGAGTGGGCAAAGCACGAAGACAAAGAGTTTTCCGACATCTTAGGCAAAATTGCACAGTCGCAGGAGCGTCAGCTTGTCAAAGGCGGCTTGCTTGGCGCTTACAACGCGCCCATTTCAAAGATGATGCTGACCAAGCACGGCTATTCCGACAAGGTTGAAACCGATGTCACATCCAGCGATGGCAGCATGACGCCGCCAACGCAAATCCTGATCCGCGCAGCAGATGACAACGGCAACGATTGATCTGCCAGCAAAGCTGGTGCCGGTCTTTTCCGCTAACAGGGGCGCAGCGCGTTATCGGGCGCTCTATGGTGGTCGCGGGTCTGGGAAGTCATTCAGCGCCGCGCTCATGGCTGCTGTGTGGGGCTACGCTGAACCGCTGCGCATCCTGTGCGTCCGTGAATTCCAAGCCAGCATCAAGCAATCCATGCACGCCGAGATCAAGGCGGCAATTGAGGCGCACCCGTGGCTGGAAGCGCACTACGATGTCGGCGTTGATTACATCAAGGGATCGAACGGCACCGAATTCATCTTTCGCGGCCTGCGCCGGAACGAGCAATCCATCAAGTCGCTGGCCAAGATTGACCTGACGATTGTCGAGGAAGCCGAGGACATTCCAGAAGGCTCATGGCTGGCGCTGGAAGCCACGGTGTTCCGGCAGCCGAAGTCCGAGATATGGGCGCTGTGGAACCCGAAGACCGAGGGCAGCCCAGTTGATCGGCGGTTCCGCGTTGACGATCCGCCGGGCCTGCTGATTGCCGAGATCAACTGGCGCGACAATCCGTATTTTCCCGAAGGCTTGGTGGCGCTGCGTGACCAGCAGGAAAAGACGCTCGACAAGGCGGTATACGATCACGTCTGGGAAGGCGCGTATCTGCGGGCGCTGAAAGGCGCTTACTATGCC